CTTGCGGAATGGTCATGGCGCCCGCATCGGGCCACATCGTTACGTCAAATGTCGACACGTCCTTCTGCGCGTACATGTAGGCCGCCAAGCGGATCGTCGCCTGTTGCACCGCGACGGGCGCCTTGGTGCTGTACCCCCACCTTCCGAGTACCTTGATCGCGTCCTCTGGCGCCGCGGTATACGTCCAGTTATCGTCTGCCAACGCCGTGAGACGAATGCTGCGGTATGGCGTCGCGTTGCGCGGCTCGGTGACGTAGTGCGTCGTGGCCACCGCCGTGCCGTCACCGTTGGTGATCGTGGTGATAGACGCCAGGTCGGCATCCAGGTAGAGCGTGCGCCTGTCGTCCGACGTGTCGCGCAGAGCATCGTAGTACCGCGTTGCCGCCGTGGTGGGCGCCACAATCGTGCGGTCGACGTACGATTCCACCTGTCCCTGCGCGCGCTCCAGGAGGTCGCCGATCAGCACGTCGTCGGCGGTGCTCGTGATGCCCCGGTAGTTCTTGAACTGCATAATCGAGACGTACACGGTTCCCTCCTAGCAGGCTCGCCGCACCTGGAAATAACTGTGCTCAGACGCGATCAGCGTGCCGGTGCCGGTCCAGGTCGTGCACCAGAATCCCGCCTCGTCTGGGTCCAAGTCGATGTAGTAGTCACCCGTATCCGCCTTGACGACGGTGGCCCCCGAGCCGTAGACGTAGGTGTCCGAGTCCGTCGGCCCCTTGACGATGACCGTTACCGCTGTCGGGTCTGTGCTGGTGCCCTTGACGGTTGCGAACGTCACGCTGCAGCGCACGCGGTCACCAATGTCGTATGTGTTTGCCATCTATGCGTCTCCTATCAGCGTCACCGCGAATAGCGCTGCGTCTGTAACTCCCGCGCGCACGAGAGCCGCGTCCGATACCGCCGCCGTGTAGGCCAGTGCGTCCGAGAGCGTGGCCCGCCCCGCCTGAATCTTGGCGTCTGTAGCGGCGATCTCCGCCATCGGCGCCGTAATCTCTACCGTTCCGGTGATCGCCGGCGGCGTGTTGACACCCGTGGCGGCAATCTGCGCCGGCTGCCCGGTTATCCCTACTGTGCCCGTAATGGCCGGCGGAGTGACGGTTCCCGTGGCCTCTATCTGCGCCGGCTGCGCTGTCAACGACGCCGTGCCGTAGTTGGCGCTGCCGACGGTGCCCGTGGCGGCGATCTGCGCCGGTTGCCCCTCTATCGCCACCGTACCGGTCAGGTCTAGGATGTTCGTCCCGGCCGCCGCGATCTGCGCCAGCTGCCCCTCGAGGGCCACGGTGCCCGTGATAGCCGGAGGGGTGTTGACGCCGGATGCGGCGATCTGCGCCAGCTGCCCCTCGAGGGCCACGGTGCCCGTGATAGCCGGAGGGGTGTTGACGCCGGATGCGGCGATTGCCGCCGGCTGCCCCTCGAGGGTCACGGTTCCCGTGATAGCAGGCGGCATATTCACGCCAGCCGCTGCGATCTGGGCGGGTTGCCCTGCCAGTGCTACGGTCCCGGTGATGCCCGGAACGCCGACTGCGCCAGTCGCTGCTATCTCTGCCGGTTGCCCAATGAGTGCCACAGTGCCGGTAATCGCCGGTGGCGTATTCGTGCCCGTGGCCACTATCGCGGCAGGTTGTCCGGCAATCGCCACGGTGCCAGTTACGGCCGGCGGTGTGTTCGTCCCGGTTGCCGCAATCGCTGCCGGTTGCGCGGCCAGTGCGACCGTGCCGGTGATGCCCGACGCCGTCCAATCCACAACCAGTCGGGGCCGCTCGCCCGCGGTCGTGCTGTCGGACGAATCAAACCCGTACTCCGAGCGTGTCCCCGCCGGCTGGAACATGACCATGCCGTAGTTGGCGGCCAACATGCTCGCGAACTCGGTCGTATTCAGCGCAATCGTGTGCTCGGTGCCGACCGCCTCGTTGGCCTCAATCGCCTCAGAGCCAATCGCCGTTGCCGCGTAGTCAGTGCCGGACGTAGCGCAGCCCGCCGAGCCGGCCCATGCCGTCGTGCCGACCTTGTAGTTCCAGACGGCGCCGGCCTCTGTCCAGCCGCTGTTGCCGGACAGAATCCTGTGTACCTTGAGCGTGAACCCGTCCCACTCGTAGGCGGCGGCCACGAACAGATGCAGCGCCGCGGAGTTGATGGTGCTGCCGGCGGTGATAGTGCTCAGATCGAACTGGAGCACGGGCCGCTTCTGGTAGTCCGCGATGTTGTCTACCGGCAGCGTGACGAAAGCGGCCTTGCTGTTCGTTGGCTCTCCCTGGAATAACCAGGTGTCCATGCCCGCCGTCGCGTCCGGCGTTACGTCCAGCGTCGGGTCGAGCGCCACCGGATAGACGGCGCTGTCCAGCCACGTTTTCGGGAAGCGCACGGTGACGTAGCGCGTGGCCCCCTGCCGTCGCAGTTGCAGAATGCCTGGCGTCGTGTGGCCTGCCGCGTCCGTCGCTACCGGCGCCGCGAACCGCCACGCGACCCGCCCTGCCGCCGTGCGAAACTCTATCGCCTGCGCCGTGTTGGTCTGGGTCGTGCGATTCCAGGCTACGCCGTCGCAGTACAGCGTGACGCCGGCGGAGGCCTTCAGGATGAATTCGAGCTCGAGATACGGATTCGCAACCGTCGGTGCTGGCAGGTTGGCCGCCGCGTCGATGACAAGCTCTTTGAGCAGGCGCGTCGGGTGCGCGGTGTAGCGATAGTGCCTGCCCGTGCCGTAGCCGTTCGCCCAGTAGAGCGATGCGTCGTCGGCAACTGCCGTCACCGCCTGCGGCTGCGTGATCTGCTGCCGCGAGTTGGTGGCGTTATCGACCCAGTTGAGCCCCAGCGGTTGCAGCGTGACCGACTCGCCACTGGTCGGATCGAGCCACTGCACCGTGTCGCCGGCGTTCAGGACGGACCGTGCGTGCAGCTGGAAATCGGCGGCCAGCATCTTCCACTGCCAGGCGCCGGTGTCGGCCTGCCAGGTGGTGTCGATCTCCTGATCCGAGGCAGCGCCGTAGTGCAGCGGCTCCAGGGTACTCACCCACCGCCGCCTACCGCCGCCTAGGTCGAACTCCAGGAATCGCCGTCCCCGTCGGGAGACGGCGAGCCCCGGATTCGCCGCTCGAATCAGTGCCGCGCTATTCGCCACGGATTAGGCCGTCCGTGGGATGGTGATCGTCAGCGCACTCAGAGCCACGTTCGCGCCTGCCGCAACCGTTACTGAACTCAAGGCCATGTTGAAGTCAGCCGCGGTCTTGCCCACGTTGCCGTCGAACATCGCGGTATTCCCGGCCGCCATGAGAATGCGAAACCACGACGCCGTGCCGGCGGTGTCTGCCGCGCTGTCCGCTGTGATAGCCGCCGCGGTGATCACGCCGGCGCTAGAGGCCGCGAACGCCGCCGCGTTCAGCGTCAGCGTCGCGAGCAGCTTGTGCGTGGCCCAAGCCGCGCTGTTCACGCTGTTCGGCTGTCTGCCGGTGTAGATTTTGAGCAGGCCGCTATTGCACTTGGCGGCTGCGCCGTCAGCCGCCGCATTTGCGGCGTAGTACGAAAATCGAGGAACTTTTGCCATCTGTTACTCCCTATCAGATAAGCCGCGCTACAATGCCCACGACGCCCTGCGTGCCCTGCGCGAATGCCGTGCCACGCGCCGTCGTGCCGATCAAGCGGATGTATTGGCAGCCCCAGAACACTGCCGGGTCCACGCGCACGGCCACGCTCTTCTTCACGGCCACGGTGTAGGCCGTGCCAGCCGACCACAACTCGTAGTAGTTGGTACCGTCGTCACTCACGTCGATGTGCACAATCGTCGACGTGGTCTCCCAGCCGGTCGGCATCAACAGGCGAATCGGCGAGCGCCCCTCGAGGTCCACAGCCGCGCTCTGCGTGCCCGTTGCGACGTAGGCGGAGTCGTACACCTTGAGAAACTGCGCGTCTGCCGCCTGATGTACTGTCTTGAAGTCTGTCATACTGCGCTCCTTGGCGTAGGTGGGGCCGGCGGCCAACCCCACCCCCAGCCGCTATCAGTAACGCGCTATCAGTCCGAATCCGTCTCGATCTCGGCTACCGTAGCCAGGTCGTAGTCCGAGGCGGGACCATACCGGGCGGTATCGCCCAGCACAATCACGTTCGCAATGGCCTTCAGGGTGCCGTTGATCACGCGCGCCCTGAAGAACCGCCCAGTACCAGGCCGCGCCGTTTTCTTCCCCAGCTGCTCCGAGCGAATCTCGGCGATGCACTGGTACGCCCGCGTGGTGGTCGTGAGCTGCAACCCGGTCATCGTGATGATGGCCGTCGAGGCGCACTTGCCGGTGTTGGTCGCATCAAAAATCTTGAGGACCAGACCGCCGTTCGTGGTCGCAACCGTCGAAGAAACTTTGCCCTGCAGAATGATCATGGCCCGGCGAAAGACATCCATATCGATGGTTGCCGTCTGCTTGGAGCTGGCGGCAAACCCATACGAACTGGACACGTACCCGACGAGAGCCAGTTTCTCGGTAAGTGCTTCAACCATTATCTATATGCCTCCTATCCCTACGCGCCCTTGAGGGTAACGAACGGGCTCATGGTCGTGCTGCCGTCTGCCAGGGTGAAGTAGGTCCTCACCCACGGCTGACCATCCACGTACTCGCAGAATCGCCAAGTCCCCTGATTGGTGATGAACTTGTAGTGCTCAGAAAAGTCGATCTGGATGCCCGCTCGCGCGCCAACCAGGTAGTAGCTAAAGTCCGCGAGCAGCACGCCGCCCAGAGTCGCGGCAGAGGTCGACGGCGGCGCAACCGGGATGCGATCCGTGATGATGACCTCTTTCCCAAACAGCCGCATCGGCAGGCCGTCGCGCGCGTTGGGCTGCCAGATCACACCCGACGCCGTTCCGTCGGTCATTTCCATGAGGTGCTGCAACAGGCCCGGATGCACCAGCCAGACGCCGCCCTGTGGCGTGCGAGGCCGGAACATGGCATACATAGACGTCACATCCGAGTAAACGAGCGTGTGCGAGGCCGCCACTTCGGCCAACAGCGCGCCCGACTGGAACACGCCAAGAGGCTGTGCCCCACCAGTGCCCTGCAGAAACGCCCAGTCCTCGTGAAACGCAATCGCCTCACCGAACAGCCTCGTCAAGAGTGCGGCCAGCGTGGGCCCGGCGTCTTGGCGGAGCATATTGCTGGCCACCGTGTAGCCGCTCAGCTCGTGGTAAACGAGCTTGAGCGTATCGAAGGTCGGCTCGGTCTCGGTCTTGGTGCCAGCCTCTTCCGTCCAGGTGGCCACAACGCCGCCCAGGTTATGCGCCTGGCCCGCCGTAGTGCCGTCGTAGGACAGAATCGGCATAGAGAACTCGCGGCCCGTCATCGGGATGATGGTCGCCCGCGGTCGCACGATGGCCGACTCGCTCGCCACGCTCAGGATCTGCTGCGAGAACTCGGGCGGCACCAGGTATCCGCCGACTGAACCCGACTCCTCGCTCAGCGCGGCCTTGTAGCTCTTGTAGACGCTATTCAGGCGCTTGCTGTCCTGCCGCATAACGGCGATGCACCAGTCGCCAAAGTCTTTGGTCTCCGGGCGGTCCCTGCCTTCCGGCGCCACGTTGAAGGCCTTTTCGACGGCCGGCTGCTCGCGCAGCTTGGCGATTGCCTTGGTGACCGCCATTTCTACCATTGCGTCCATATCCACAGCCGGTGCCGTGGCCTTTACTTCCTCTTCCATCTTGGGTTCCTCTCTATCAGTAACAGCAACTATCGTTGTCTCCGCCTTGACCGCGCTCTCCGTCGCGCTCGCCGCAAGCTCCTCGCCTGCCTCTGGCAGTAGCGCCTTGACGCACAACTCAGTCTCAGCCAGTGACCGCAACTCGTGTACGCCCAACGTCCGCGGCTCTGCCGGCGTCGGCGTCAGTGAAAACTCGGCAATCGGCCAGACGGTGATGGTTTTGCCCGACCGCGCCGTGAGATGGCCCACCGCGCCCGACGACCAGCCGAGCTTGCCCTTCTCTGCCAGCTCGCGGATCGCCTCCGCGTATTCGTCGGCCAGCGCGATCTGCGTCTCTACCCACAGGCCGGCCTCCTGCGCCTCTACGCGCGCGCGCCCGAGCGTGTGAGATTTGAGCCGCTTGTCCTGGCCGTGCTGGTAGAGCACCGGCGGGGTGCTGGACAGCCTGTCCAGCCAGAAGTCCGTCTGCGCCGTGAACGTCTCGCCCTCGAGGTCCGCACCGCCGTAGACCACGCCATAGCCGCCCAGCGTGTAGCCGGTATCGCTTGCTCCAATGACCTTGATCGCCGTATCCATACTCGCCTCCGTTACAATAAAAATGACCCGGTCCAGTTAGCCGACCTGAGCCAGCCAACAGTCCGGGCCAAACGCCCCCAAGGGCGCCCAACCGTATGTAGTTATGTCACGTGTCTATCGCGTGCCGTACCTCCGCTCTATCCACCGCACGATCATCAAGAGCGCGTCGCGCAGCACCATCAGAAAGTCGTGCATCTCCTCATTCGCCATGTAGTCTGTCCACCGCCGCCCATATCGGGTGGCGCTCGCGGTGGGTGCCACGCTCCATACAGCGATAGCCCCAGACGTATAGGCCCGCCCGATAGAACGCCCCCGCCAAGGTGCGCCAGCACCGCGCGCGCCACCCCGGGTTGTCTGCCTGTATCGTCTCCGGTATCAGATAGCCACCCGGGCCAGGCTGCGCTTTGCACGCCCGCTCCATGATGGCCATAAAGTCACTCATTCTCCCCCCCGTTTCACGTACTCCCCGCACCATACCGACAGGTTCGTGCCGTCAATGCTGGTGCCCGCCATGCGCTCGCACCCGTCCAGCCACGATTCCACCAGCGGCACCGGCAGCAACCGATTGGCGTTGAACTGCGTTACCGGCGCGTCCGCCGTCGGCCACGACAGCAGTAGCCGCCCGCCGGGCCGCACCACGCGCTGCAGCTCGCGTACCGCACGCTCTGAGCCGTGCGCGTCCAGTGGATCGCCGTACCGCCCGAGGCCGATGTGCTCGATGACGCTCAGACTGCTGGCCATCGGCACGCTGCCGTCCGGGAGTGGCAGTGCCGTGATGTTTCCCGGCACGTAGAGCAGGTTCGGCGTACTCACCGGAAACGGGCGAATATCCACGCACACCACCGGCACGTATTGCGATAGTAGGCCCACCAGAAGCACCGTGCTCCCTACGTCTAGGAGCCAATCGGGATGCGCCGCCGTCACACGCGAGAATGCCCAGTAGTCCTGGTAGAAGTAGAACTGGTCGAACACGTACTGCCGGTCGTCGTAGCAATGATGCGGCGTCACCACCTCGCCCGGCAGTGCCAGCGCCTGGTAAGCGAGCAGTTGGTCAACACCCCAAGTGTCACTCACGCGGCGCCCCGTCCTCTGTCGGCTCTAGCCCCAGCTCACGCTCGAAGTCGGCGATGGCTGCCAGCATCACCCGGTCCGTGTATTCGCGCCAGAACGGTTCCGCCGCCGCCTCAAGCGCCGTGAGTGCGCGCCACAGTTCGGTGTCAAACGCGCTCATGCTCACCCCCACGTCAGCCCCATCGCCGTGAACGCCGCCTCGAACCGCCGCCGCCACGTGTGGTCGCGCCGCGCACGAATAGCGGCGTTGTGGCGCACCGCCTCTGTTATGCCGGGATGCGCCTGGTAGTGACGGATGCACCCCACCAAATCCGGCGCCTCATGCCACGTAGAAATCTCGTTATTGTTGTAGTGCGCCCATAGTTCCGGGTTGTCCTGTACCAGGTAGAACGCGCCGGCCATTGGCGCCTCAAAGTCGCGCCCCTTCAGGCTCAGCAATGCCGGGTCGCCCGTCTCGCCAATACCGAGCGTTATCTGTGCCCTGTTCATCAGGTTCACCATCTCTGCCGTACTCACGGGTCCACGCGGCCAGCCCTGCCCGTAACACGTTACGTCGATACCCGCCTCTGCCAACTGCCCGATAATCTCCGCGCGCCTGCCGTAGTTCTTGCCCACGAACAGCACCGGGATATCGCGCTCGCATTCTCGCGGCACGAACACGTCCGGGTTAGCGCCTGGCGGCAGGTATATCGCGCGCGCGCCAATGGACTCATACCACGCCACCGCCGTCGGATCGTTCGTCCAGCACAGGTCGAACGCGCTCGCAACGTCGATCATCCCGGCAAAGCCCGTCGGCTCAAGGGCCGAATAGCGATGCGTTTTATCGTCAAGGCACATCGTCAACGTCGGCACGCCGAGCATCCGCAACCATTCGATGCAGCCCCGAAACACCAGGCGCCCGCACAGGTAGCCATAGAACACGTCCAGCGGTGCCTCCCGATGCGCCGCCAACACCCGGGCGAGCATCTCGCCGTTCATGGCCTGCTTGCCGCCAAAGTGCCAGCCGGCGTCGTACTGGTCGTACCGCCTCTCGCCCTTGTGCCAGTCGTAATGCACGTGCTCGCCAAACGAGTCCAGGGCCGGCCCTAGGTTGTGGTCCTCCCAGTTGAAGTGCTGGTAGGCACTGAAGATTCTCACTGGTCCCTTACCTGCTCTGCGATCCACGGATACGTCTGCGCGATACCGTCTCGCAGCGTCACCTCAGGCCGCCACCCCAGTGCTTCGATGCGCGCCGTGCTGAAGTTGCGGCTCTGTACCCCCACAGGCCCCGGTACGTGCTTGATGCGCACGCGCTTCCCAGCCACATCCGCCACCACGCGCACGAGGTCGTCTACCGAGACGTATTCCTGCGAGCCGATATTGCACGGGCGCTGTTCGTCCGAGCGCATGAGCGCGACGATACCATCCACCAAGTCTGACACGTAGGTGTAGTTGCGTACCGCCGTGCCGTCCCCCCACACCTCAATCTCGCCGCCGTCCTGCGCTTCGGCCACCTTGCGGCACATCGCCGCCGGTGCTTTCTCACGGCCACCCGTCCAAGTACCGAACGGCCCGTAGGTGTTCTGAAAGCGCGCGATCCTCACCTGCATCCCGTACTTGCGCCCGTAGGCCAGAGCCATTCTCTCCGCGTACAGCTTCTCCCAGCCGTACTCGTTGTCGGGCTGCGCCGGGTACGCGTCATCCTCTGTCAGCGCCGCCTCGCCGACGGCCATGTCGCGGTACACGCAGACGGAGGAGGAGAAGAAGTAGCGTAGTACGCCATGGCGGACCGTCTCGCTGATCATATTCAGGTTGATTTCCGCGTTGTTGGCCATGATCTCGCACTCGGCGGTGCTAATAAACCCCATCCCCCCCATATCCGCCGCGAGTTGGTATACCTCATCAACGGGCTGTCCGCCGAAGGACTCGACCGCCTCCTCAAAGTATCTCAGATCATAGAGCTCGTACGAGTCCGCTACGGTCTCGCGAAACTCGGGCATCTTTACGTCGACCCCTCGCACCCAGTACCCGTCCGCCTTCAGTCGCTCTACCAGGTGCCCGCCGATGAATCCCCCCGCGCCGCACACGAGCGCACGCTTCACAGCCCCGCCTCCTGCAACATCTGCGCCGCCCGGTGCGCGTAGGTGTGATGGGCGATGACCTCGACACGGCCAGATGCGCCTATCTCTGCTGCGCGATCCGGGTGATCCAGTAGTGTGTCAATAACGACGTCCGGCCTACCACCCGGAAGCACCGTCGCCAGATGCACGCCCGGCTCAAAGCAACGCCACAATCCCTCCACCGCGTCCGTCACCAGCGGCCTGCCGCTGCACATCGCCTCGAACACGCGCATGTTGAGGTCGCCCATCACGGACTTGTTGAACGCCACCTTGGCGCTTGCGTACACGTCGGCCATGTCCTGGAAGTACACGCCGCTCTGGAAGTTACACTTGTACCGCTTGGCCAGCGCCGCGAGCGTCTGCCGCCTGTCCTCGTACAGCGGCGACCCCGGGTAGGTGTTGCCCACAAACGCCACGTCGTACTCGGGCGGCTCCGTGCGCGTTGGCGTGTGCAGCCCCGGGTCGCAGGCCATCGGCAGCCAATGCGCACGAGGCCCGTACTCCCCGACGTAGCGGATATCACTCACGAACACGTGGTCGTACCGCTTGGCGTCCTCTACGTGCCAGCCCCGCTGCGTGTGCGAGTCGATGTAGAGCGCACAGGTCCGCACGTTGGGCGGAACTAGTAACGGGTGTATCCCGCCGCCAGCCTCTATCCAGACGAACAGATCCAGCTGCAAGTCGCTCGCAACCCACGATGATTCGTCTGGCGCGCACCTGGTCACCTCGTGCCCCATCGCCCGGAACGCGCGCTCGTAGTACACCGCCGTCGTGTACGGCTTGTAGGCGTAGGACAGCAGGATTCTCATGCCGGCCTCAGCATCACGTCGATAAAGCGGCCGTCTCGCTCGCGTGCGTACAGCACCCGCCACGGTAGGATGCCGTAGCTCTTGCCGTACTCCGCCCAGCGCGCATGCTCGCCGTTGAAGTAGTCGAACGTCTGCGGCGTGAACTGTCGCACGTGCGTCGGGTCCGAGAACGCCGCGTCAATGCTCTTGGCCACGTTCGGCACCGTAATGTGAAGACGGCCTGTGCGTTTCAGCGATCGCAGGCATCCGTTCATGAGTGGCAGAAAGTTGTGAATGTGCTCGAACAGGTTGTCCGCAACGAACACGTCCACCGTGCCGTCTAGCGCAATGCCCGCCTCAAGGTCGTACTCCTCCACGCCGGGTGCAGCGCACTTGTCGATGCCGACCATCCCCCGTCGCACCTTGGCGCCGCAGCCCAAGTCGAACATGATGCGCTTCTCAGGCACCCCCGCCATGATCCTGGCCGCGCACTCGGCAAACGTCGGCACCGGCTCGCCGCGCGTCGCCAGAATGTCGTAGTGCCTCGGGTTGTGCATGCCCCAATGCTCCATGTCGGGATGCACGTCATTCAGCAGTTCAACCGACTGCGCATAGAGGCTATTCAGTTGGTCGTGTGGAAACTCCAGTCCTTTCCACACCGTCTCTTTGGGCAGGCTCTCCCAGCCCTCGCCCCACACGGCCAGTCCGGTGTAGTCGCCGTTCAGGTCGGCGATGCAGTCTCGCAGCGCCCCGCCGCTTCTACCCTGGCGATTGTTGCCCACGAATACACGCCCCAGCGCCTTGGGCAGGTCTAGCGCCACAAAGTCCGACGCCCCGGGCATCCACCCGCAATCGATGCCGCGCTTGCGGAGGTACACCGCGAACTTATCGCTCTCGCTGTACACCGCGTCGTACTGCGCGCACTCGTTGGCCGTCACCCTGTCGGGATGGCCGATCACCCACAAGACGTTGTAGGTGTGCACCGGCAGGTTTTCGATACCGCTGCCGTGGCAGTTGATCAGCACGTCGCACTCACCCGGATCAGCCGATACCGTATGGCCCTGAGCTACAAGTGCCTTCGACAGCGAGTCCTTGAACCAGTAGTCCCCCCAACGCAGCCGGCGCTTTTCGTCCTTCTCTGCGTCACTCGCCGCAACGATGTAAATGTTCAACTCTCCCCCCTCAGTCTCGCGTTTGCTCGCTCCATGCCCTGCAGTAGTTCCCCACGCTCTCCCAGCCAACCAGCCAACGCCTGTACGTCCTTCGGAAAACATGCGCCGGCGTAGCCGCGCTTGCCGTCCTGGTGCACGTTCCAGTACGTCGAAACCAGCGAACGCCCGACGTACCCAAGTAGCGGCACCACCTGCCGCACACCCTCGAACTGCGCCCCCGACCGCGCGCATGCATCATAGAGCAGGTTGGCGAAAATAACTTCCATCGCCCCGTGCGTATTGTGCGCGTACTTGATCACCTCCGCCGTACTCAGGTCAACGAACTGCGTCAGTCGCTCGCCGACGGGCAGCCGCCACTCCCACGTCTCTACCCAGGGCTGCGAGTCTGCACACCCCACCACCTGCGTGTGCGGATGGGCGAAATCCGCCGCCGCGGTGCGCGCACTGAGGAACTCCGGCCAGTGATACACCGTCCACTCGGGATGTATCGCCTGTAGCCACGCGCAGGTACCCGGTAGCACCGTAGACCGGATCACGACGTTCCGCGCGCGCGTGCGCCTGAGCACGTCGCACAGCGGCCCCTGATCCTGCTCGCCGTCTACCGTGAGAGTAGGCACGCAGACGAACGCCCAGTCGCAATCGTCGGCGCACGGCGTCTCGCTCTCCAGCGAGACGCCGCCCATGTCTAGGCCCTCTAGCCCTAGCAGGTACTCGTACAGCACCCGGCCCACCGTGCCGGTGTGCCCGTAGACCGTTACGCGCAATGCCCCTCCCCTACCACTCGCTATGTCGATCTTCCCATCGCGCCTGTAGCGCGTCCAATATCTTCTCTCGCCCCGTCTCCCACGCGTAGGTCGCTGCCAACTCGTCAAAGTGCCTCGCCTGTGTGCCCGGATGCCAAACCTCTTGCCGAAGCACCGTCGGCCCGCCACTGAACCCCGGTCCCGACTGCAGCACGCCCGGCGTCGTCTTGGCCGTGAACCGGCCGGGAAACGCGAGACTCCTGCCGTTCTTGGCGCGAATCGCGTGCGGTCGCGTCCCCTCATTGACATACATGAACGGTTTGTCGTCGGTCACTACGCGCACGTCAGCACTGGAACCGAGACTGGCGCCCCTCGCAGTGATGCGGAAGTCGGGCTGATGATTCCACGTCTCGGTGGCTTTCCCCAGCGCGTCCTTCACTTCCCCTGCTACTCGTTCTCCCCACGTCCCCGTCTGCGCCGCCCATTCGGCAACCGCCATGACCCTGCGTAGCACCCGGTCGTAGGATACCCTGTCTACGTGGATGCTGATGAGCATCCCGCCGGCGTTCGGGCCGCGCGTAGGAAACGTGACTATCGACCCAGTACCGGCCATCTATGCCTCCACGTGCAGCGGGTTATCACTGGCCGCGCGTGTGTCGCACGTGCCACAAGGCTTCTCGCCCCCTAGCGTCCAGTAGCAATCCCAGCCGCCCCGTTCTGAATCCTGAATATCCCAGTGGCACCGGCAGTTGGCCTTGCAGTCAGAAGACCCGTCCCCGGGATAGTACGGCAGCGTCGGCAATCCCCGCGCATAGGCGTTCGCTCGCTCATAGGAGGCCGTCGCCGAGTTGTGATACAGTTCCGACCGCGCTGCGATCTGCGCCTCGCTTAGTTTGCCGCTGGCAATATCGTCCGTGAACCCGTCCAAGTACTTGTACTGTTCCTTGACCTCCGCCCCAATGCGGCCCCAGTCCGTCGGCGTCATGCTGCCGCGCCCACCATGCCCTAGCACGTACTGGTCGATGTAGGAATTCTTGGTACTCGTGCGCATAGCCGTCTGCCAGTCCGTCAGCGTCATCTGCCCCGACGATACCTGGCTCGCCCACACGCGCGCCTGTGCGACCTTGGCGTCGGTGTAGGCATCGCGCAGGGCCAACATCTGCGTCTGGCCGATAAACTGGCCGGTCGCCGGGTTGCGATAGCGGTGTGCTGAGGCCGACCATACCCACGGGCCAGGCACTAGGCCTCCTCAGTCCGCGCGTCCAGTAGGCCGCGATACTGTTCCGGCATGAGCCTGTCCCACTCGGCAAACGCCGCCTTGATGTCCTCCTCGGTTATGACAACCTCACCGTTGTACGGCTCCAGTCCCGTCCCTATCGGGTCCACGGCGACGGTACGAAAAGGGAGTAGGAACGCGCCCTTTACCTCCTCCTCACTCGCCGCCGCGCCCAGTCGTTCGCGGATCACCGCCTGCTCGTCTGCCGTCAGCACGTCGGTGTCGAAATCCACGTCGGGCGGCTTGCCTGCGCCTAGCGCGCGCAGGCTCTTGCGCTGCCAGCGGTGCAGTTCGTCCTTGCGCGCAGCAGGCGGCCCTTCCTCGCCCGGCATAGGTTTGCGTGCCGAGACCAAGGCCAGCTGATTCTCTTGACTCTCCGCCTTTTCCTGTTCCATACGCGCGCGCAACTGGTCATATGTCATCTGATTGGGCAGGTCGATGCCCAACATCTCCATGGCCAAATCCAGCGGCACCCCGGCCCCGACGTACTGCGCCAGCGCCTGGCCGCGCTCTGCTTCGTCGGCCTGGAAGATGTCCAGGCTCTGCCAGTCGATCACGCAGCGAATCCCAAGCGGCTCGAATATCTGCGTGTTGAGCGCTGCCTGAATGATCACGGCCTCTGGCACGACGGTCTCCGAGTAGAACGCCTGGTGGTGCTCGGTGGCCGTCGCAAAGTTTGCCGCATCCTCCAACATCGTCTGCGGCACACCGGCGGCAACCGCGATTTGCTGCCTCACCGCCATGAGCAGCTCGGGCATCGCCAGCTGGTCGGTTGGATAGCCTACCACGATTGGCGTCACCGTGGCCCGGACCGCAACCGTCTCCCAGGCACGCTTGACGCCGCCGACGAATCGCTTCCACCACTGTTCTAGGCGTTCTAGCTCCGCCTGTGGCGGGTTGCCCTCTACCGAGAGCACCGTGCCGGGCATGGCGCCGCGCGCGAAGAAGTCCGACGCGAACGTGTTCATATTCCTGGCGATCCCACCCTCAGTGAGGATCGTCGACAGCCAACCCTTGCCCGGCCCTATCTCACTCGCCAGGTTTGGCGTCCATACCCACACCGCCTGATTCAGCGGCAACTCCTCTGGCTCGCCATTTACGCGCCGCTCGAAGCGCGTCAATCCCTTGCGCTTGTCGTATACAGGTTTGATTGACGGCGGGTATAGCCAGCGGTAGCCCTTCTCAAAGCCGAACGGATTGCGCCGCCGCAGCCAGTACGCCGCGCCGTATACCTGTAGCGCCGCCTCTGTCATCCACAGGATGTGAGGCATCAGGTCGGCATACTCCCAGTCGGTCTCTTCGGCAGCAGGCTCCTTGGCGTCCTCCTTGGGCTTATCCGTGGGCGGCACGGCCTTGGTAGGCATATCCCCCACGTAGTACTTCACCGGGATGCTAGACAGTGCGTTGCATCGTACCTCTACGCACCGACGCACCCACGACACGGCCTGATACGCGTCGTGCTCGGTGACAATCTCTTTGTCTTTGTGTTGGCCGCCCCACGCGTTCTGCCAGTCGTAGGCGGACATTGTGACGCTCTTGCCGCTCCGCTGTACCGTCGCTATCCAGTTATCCGGCATACTATCTATCACCCCACAACAGGAGCGGACCGCCGCCGGCTACCGCGTACCAGGCCAGCGCACGTGCTATCACTGTATCGTCGTGCACACCCACAGGCGCCGAATAGGCCGGCCTGCCCGTCTGCGCGCTGTACTTCACTTCATACGCTTCGAGTTCCGCCGTCCATATCGGGTCCGCCTGCCACTGGCACTCGGTACGCTCGAAGGCTAGGCGGATGCTCTCGATCAGTGGCGGCTTGGAGGAGGGCGTCGTGTCAAACGATTGCACCCCTACGCGAGACAGCGCCGGATCGCGTTGTAGCTCCTCTATGATCGGCAGGCCCATCGCGTTGCTCTCCGCCACCACCACGGCAACGCCCCATCGCTGTGCCAGCGTCACCAGGTCCTGGCGCTGCACGTGGTAGTCGATCTCGTTGCGCCGGTGCCGCGCCAGCTCTACCCGGCAATCGCTGCACACCACGCTGTAGGCGGTGTAGTCCGAGACCTTGCCCCAGTCGGCCCCTAGCACCACGTGATGGCCGTGATGGGTAGTAGGGTCCGGGTTGACGGGTGCGCCCATGCATGCCGCGATATTACGAAAGACGGCCCCCTCGTTGTCCAAGAACTCGGCGAGTATCTCTTGCTTGTAGGCATCCTCACTGAGGTCGGCTGTGATCTCGGCCAGCGCCTCACGCGAGAGATGTGGATTGTCGTGGCTGGTAAAATGCCATGCCTTCCAGCGCCCTGTATCGTCACCAAGTGCACGCACGTAGAAGCTATGAAAGTGGTTCTTGCGCTTCGGTGTGCTAATGAACCAGGCGTCGCCGTCGTTGTCCAGGAGCATGGGCGCGCCGACCAGATCCCACGCCGACGGATCCATGATGGCGAACTCATCCAACACGAGGAAGTCGGCATAGTCGCCGCGTAAGGTGTCGGCGTCGAAGGCCGTCTTGGCTCGGATGCGCCCGCCGTTCGGGAACTCAAGCGTGTGCCTCGTTTCGTTCTTCTTGACTATGCCGGCACTGACCAGTGGCCCTAGCCACGTTTTGCACTTCTCCCAGAACGTATCGGCCTGCTCCTGCGTAGGTGAGGCGAGTAGCACCCGCCGCCCGTTCTTTGCATGTTCACACGCCGCGAATGCGGCTAGCGTGGTTTTCCCAGCACGCCTTCCAGCACATATAACTTTTCGGCGTGCCGGATCGCGCTCAATCTCCCTCTGCTTCGCGTGTGGCTCCGGCAACGTCACGCGCAGTCTCGTCGTTGCCATACACCCACTCCACGATGGTGCGATTCTCTGTCTCTAGTTTGTCCCCATAGCCGCGATCACGCCCCTGTGTGCGCAACTGGAACTGTATCGCCCATGACTCCCCGGCGATCAGCGCGCCTTCGAGCTTCATCTCCGCAATGTCGCTGCGCCTCTCACGGTACTTGGCGATAGTATCCGCCACGGCTTGTACGCGCCTCGCTCGCCGCAGAATCGTCTTGGCACTGCATCCCAACTGGTCGGCAGCCAGATAGACACCGCCGTGCGTCTTGTCGACGGCAGCGATTATGGCGTCTGTGCTGACCTGCCATCCGTGAGACACTTAGCCCCTTACCCCTGCCTAACGGCGCGCGACGGCAGCCGCAACCGCGGCCTGCCAGGCCTGGGATGTGGCACCCCGGAGGTTGCCCTCTCTCGCTACGAGAGTGCCCCGTACCAGGTCGTAGTAGGCCGTCTTGGGCATTGCATAGATAATATCGTTAGCGGCGCTGTTACCGATCTTGCTGCCGCGGAGGGTGGCACCAGATATACCCCCACTCCTGTAACGTTGTACGCGCATGCCGCCTATCTTCGCGATGGTGTCTCGGTCGAAGTACACGCGATCTTCCGGCCCCTTTGTCCAGCGGGTTCCGCCCAACGCCTCTAGGCGCGAAGCCACCGCCGCCGGAGACATGTCCGGCCCGCCACCACCGCCCCCGCCTCTTCCCGAGCCGCCGCCGCCTTTAGCCATCGATAATCCCCTTCACCACGTCACGCTCTTCGGCAATCCATCCCCAGCCGCGTTCTGCGCACATGGCCTTCACCGCTTTGCCGCCGCCATACACCGTGAACAGAATGTCGTCGTCCCCGTGATACTCGCACGCCGCACGCCATTCGTTCTGCGTGGCCTCCATGCGGTCGGTGTAGCCGCGCGTCACGTAAGCGCGCCATTCTCTCGGCACGCCCAGGAACGTCACGTCGGCATACTCTGCCGGCACGTTCAGGTCCACGAACACCCGCACGCCCTCGGACTGCCAGTAGCGTGCGATCCATCGTTTGCGATACACACACCAGAGCACGTAGGCGCGTGGCGATTCCAGCGACGTCGTAAAGTTTGGCTCTACTGCGGCACGGCAACCACTTGTCACCACAGGCATCGGGTCTTTCCACAGCGCCTCGAAACGATCATCTGAGACGTAGAAATGGTACGTGCCGTTCATGGCACGTTTGCGTCCACCCTGCTTCGAGCCCCACGACTGCCACGGCAACTCGACTTGCAGCGCTTGCATCTTCGGGTCGAGCATGGGCACGTCCCACGCGTTGTCCGTCGGGAATCGCGCGTCTGGCACGTAGCCGTACTCAGGCAGGCGCCCTTCCTCTGCGAGAATATCGTCCGCGGCTTTGACGAGCAGGCCGTCGATCTCCTTGCCCGTGAACAGGCCGTCAAACGTCAGCCCGGCCTCCAGGTCCGCCGCGATCTGCAGCGTATCCCACTCGGCAATCTCCGCCGTGCGATTGTCGTACAGCGCCAGCCGCCGCTTCTGTTCGTCAGTGAGACCGGATCGTCGTACCG